TTGTTGAAGGCTACACCTTCTTGAAAGGTGAAGTAGATTTAATCGCGCTGTACGAGAAGAAGTATCAAGATGCGCTTGGTCAACTTAACCGTCTGGGTACAGGTCTTGAGCGTGGTGATGCTTATCGTGATGGTCAGGCAAAGATTAAGGTGAATCCGTAATGGCACTGCAACAAGGTCTGACAACAAGCTTTAAACAGCAGATGCTTCAGGGAGCGCAGAACCTTGCGTCGAACACCCTGAAGATAGCGTTGTACACGGCGAATGCCGACCTTGGCCCGAACACAACTGCATACACCACCAGCAACGAAGTAACAGGCACGGGCTACGTCGCAGGCGGAGAAACGCTAACAGGCGTGTCAATTAGTGCTTCGTCTGAAGGTGTTGTATACGTTAATTTTGATAGTCCGGCGTGGGCAAGCGCTAGTTTTACTGCACGCGGCGCATTGATCTACAACGTGACACAAAGTAACGCTTCGGTGGCTGTGCTGGATTTTGGTGCAGACAAAACTTGTAGTAATCAAACTTTTACCGTCACCATGCCAGCGAATACGGCGACGACGGCTTTAATTCGTTTTCCTTAAGGAGTAATCATGCCTATCGCAAAATCGCAAATGGGTGAGACTGTTCAAGCTGGCGTGGGCACACTCACGGCAAGCGACGGTCGCGTAAAACTAGGTGGTGTGTTCAAGGTCGAGTGCTTTGGCCCTGACGGTGAGAAGAAGTGGGAAGACACTTTCCACAACCTCGTTGTCAATGAAGGTCTGCAAGACTTGAACACCAAATATTTCAAAGCATCTGGTTACACCGCTGCTTGGTATCTTGGTCTGGTGACTGGCCCCGGTTCGGGCACTACCTACAACGCAGGTGATACTTTGGCGTCACATGCGGGCTGGACTGAGGACACTAACTACTCTGGTAGCCGCAAGTCTGTAACCTTTGGCAACGCAACACTAGCTGACCCATCGGTTATTGATAACTCGGCAAGCCCTGCGGTGTTTAACATTAACAACACGACAACTGTGGCGGGTGCTTTCTTGGCGACTGTAGCGTCAGGTACATCAGGCATCTTGTTCTCGGAAGGCGACTTCACTGGTGGCGATAAAGTGGTGGCAAACGGCGATACGCTGAACGTCACTTACACCTTCTCTGCTGACGCTGTTTAATTGAGGAGTAACTATGGCTACGATGTTTAAAAAAGGCGACACCGTCAAGCTGGTGGTAGCAGTACCGCAAGGTCCTGTGGAAGCACTGCGCATGGACGAGGATGGTAATTTTTCGTATCTCGTTTCGTGGACTGATGCTAACGGTGTCGTGCAATCTCGTTGGTTTGATGAGGCGCAACTGACCGCTGCTTAATAAGGATAAAGGCGCATGTTTGGCATCACAGCTTTTTCGCAAGCGCCTTTCTCTTCGTTAGGTCAGAACGTATTTTCGGTTACGGTAGCTGAACAAGTTAACTGCTCTGTAGCTGAAACCTGCATCGGTACGTTTTTAGCATCGCAAGCAGAAACGATTCAGTTTTTAGACGCGCCAGATGACGAGCGCATCACATTTGCAGCAAACAATGAATCGGCTAGTTTTGATAGCACCGTGTCCGTACAAACGGTGTTTGACGGTCAGATTGATGAGGATGCGCAGTTTGATGCAGTAAATGCGGCGCTACAGACCGCAGTAGCTGCGGTAGCCGAACAAGGGAATTTTAGCTGGGTAGATGTTAGTCAAGTTACATTTGTTGGCGCTATTGCTGAGTCGGCGACTTTGGATGATGCAGTATCCGGGGTACAGACCGCTAATGGGCTGATAACGGAAGAAGGGCATTTTAGTGCTGTGTTCCAAGGAACAATGCCGTTCTTTGACACCGTTAGCGAAACAATAGATGCTTACGATTTAAATATCACATCCGGCGTACTTATTAGTATTTTTGAAGACCGGATTGAAATGAGTAGTACGGTGGATCGTTCAGTGACGGCGTTCCGCTCTGTAGATGAGGCAATAAACGGAAGCACGACAGAATCGGTGCAGACGGATTTTGTATCGACACAAGCAGAGCAGGTTGGTGCAAACGCGGCGGCTTCGGCGCAAGCAGACTTTTTTGTTGATATTGATGAAGATGCGCAGTTCAATGCAATTGATAGCGGAGCGCAGGACGCATTTGCGGTGTATGCAGAAACGGCAAACTTTAGTGGTACAGCGTCTTCGCAGAATGATGCAGCAGGTGCAATAAGTGAGGCAGTATCTGGTTCCGATGCCCAAGCGACACAGGTTGACTTTGCTGCTAATGTTGATGAAGACGTACAGTTTGATAACACGCAATCGGTACAGGTTGACTTTGTAAGTGCGGTATCAGAAACAGCGCAGTTTATAGATGCGCCGTTTGCATCAGCAAACTTTGTAGCTACTGTTGCGGAGCAAGCGCGTTTGTATGATTCGCCGTTTGGACGTTATTTGTGGGAGCTAATCAACGACAACCAAACACCAAACTGGCAAAATATGAATAGCAACACATCACCGAACTGGGCCGTTATAGATACTGACGAACCCGGCAACTGGCAAGAAATAGACACAGTGTGAGGTAGATCATGCCGTTAGTATTAGCGGACCGAGTTAAAGAAACCACCACTACTACTGGTACGGGCACCATTACACTTGATGGAGCGTCAACAGGGTTTCGCTCATTTTCAGTTGTCGGTAACGGCAATACCACGTATTACACCATCGCGGGACAGGGCACTAACGAGTGGGAGGTCGGCATCGGTACTTATACCGCTTCCGGCACCACGCTATCCAGAGACACGGTACTTGCCTCCAGCGCAGGAGCGCCAACCAAGACTACATTCTCTGCGGGTACTAAGGACGTATTTGTAACGTACCCAGCGGGCCGATCTGTGTATGTTGACGGTTCTACCGTAGATGCCGCAGGTTTAGGTTCATCGGCGGGGCAATTGTTGTATGGCTCAGCTACAGACACTTTTGCGTTACTAGCCGCTGGGTCGTCAGGTCAGGTACTTACGTCTGGCGGCGCGGGCGCACCGTCGTGGACTTCGCAGTCTTCGCTGTCTGTGGGTAGTGCAACTACCGCAACTACAGCAACTACAGCGTCCTCTCTTTCATCCGCTACTTGGCAACGAATTACTGGTAACGCTATTGATTACGGCTCTTATGGATCAATTGGCGTGTCCGGCAGCACAAACAGCTACGCGGGCATTTCATTTTCAGGTGTAAGTGGCACTTTAATGATGAGTTCGAGTGCATCAGGATTTTATTATTCTAATAGTACTTGGCGGGTATACTGGGATGGATCAGGCAACCAACTAACTACGGGCAACGTCACTGCGTATTCGTCAGACGAGCGGCTCAAGAAAAATATTGTGCCGATTGAAAACCCGTTCAGAATACTTGGTTCAATTCAAGGCGTTTACTTTGATTGGGATTTGGAAGAGTGCAATAAATGGCATTTCTACCCGCCTGAACATGATGCAGGTTTGTTAGCGCAGCGAGTGCAAAAAGTTTATCCACATGCTGTACATCAAGCGCCTTTTGATAAAGACCCATTAACATCAGGCAGCAAATCTGGCAAACATTACCTGACTGTACAGTACGAGAAGCTTGTGCCAGTGCTCATACAAGCTGTTAACGAACTTAAAGAAGAATTAGTTAAACTCCGTGCTGAAGTTGAGGCGTTGAAGAAAGGAAGCTAACGATGCCAATTCCCGGCCCCGGCCCATCGATATCAATGAACACAATCGCCGGAGAGTTCGGCGGTACGGTACCCCATTCGCTCAATGAATACTATCGTGGTGGTGGGCGGGTGCCTAACACGCCCACAAATGCGGCGATCCCTACGTCGGGCACCATCTCGATGGGCAACTTTTATGGCTCCGCAAACCGCGTTGCAGTTAACTTAACTATTGCCGGTAACACCAACAGTTACGACGTATATGCCAACAGAGGCCCAAGCTATGTGGCTGGATCATCTGATGTTACGGTAACAATTAACCCCGGTGTCACAGTTGGTAGTACCTCAGTCCCTGCGTATGCAATGCTAGTCCCGTCATCGTTTAATCCCGGTGATACTGTCAGAATTGTAAATAACGGATTGATTCAGGGATGTGGTGGAGCTGCGGGTAATGGCGGTGCAGCTACCACCCCTCCATCAGCACAAATGCCCGGAGACGCCGGAGGCGGAGGTAGTGGCGGCGGTAATGCGCTATATGTAA